CTGTTATTGTAGCTAATTGCTATTTACCTGAAAAAGACGCAGTAAAAATCCAACAAGTATCTTTTGCTGATATCTTTGAAAGTGATGCTGAAATTACCAAAAATATTAAAATATCGTTTTTCGATGGATCCTATGTTATAGATGCATTAAAACATTTTGGACAAAGTGTATCAGGTGAAATTATATGCAAAGAAATTGGAGATGATTTAGTAGCTACAAGTATTCATTTAGTAAATGATGATTTAGATATCTCTATTAGATGTACTGACCCTAGTTTAGGCTTTCAAGATTTAACAGCTGAGCAAATTAAAAATATTTTTAGTACAGATGCTGCAGCATTTAACTTTGATGTTGATTACTTTAAAATAGAAGAACTTAAAGGATTATTTACTTTAGAAAAAGAGAAAGAAACATTTAAGATTGCAGCTACGCCTACTGGCATAAGATTTAAAGGTGAAGTTTATAATAAACTAGTTAATGCTGAAGTAGTATTAGACAAAGAAGTAGAGGTAATGTTTTATAAAAAGTATTTAAATCTATTTGATAAAGAATCGTATAATATTACTATATGCCCAGGTAAAGCAGTATTTAGGTCACAGGACACTAATACAATGATTACAATTGCAAGTTGTCAAACAGAATAAAAATATGACAGAGTTAATAGAAAATATTGATAATTTAACTAAAGAAGAGTTAGAAGAAAAGATTAAAGAATTTCAAAATCTAGGTGATAGGTATTTTAATTATGAGCAATCAATTAAACGAATCCTTAACTCTATATATGGCGCCTTCGGTAATGAGCACTTTTATTTCTTTAATCTTGACATAGCTGAATCTATTACTTTACAAGGACAGGATGCTATTCTGTATACTGAAAAGATGTTGAATTTATACTTCAATAATTTTTGGCATAAAGATAGTGAACTCCATGAGAAAATGGGATTAACTGTAAAGGGTGAAGTAATTAAACCAGTTGTTATTTATATTGATACAGATTCATGTTACGTATCATTTCAAGAAGCTATAGAAAAATCAAACTGGACCGGTAGTGAAAAAGAATTTATTAGTAAATTATATGATTTAAGACTTAAGGATTATATTGTAAAAGTAATGGCCAAATATGCAGTATCATTTGGAACTGAAAATTACTTAAACTTTGAGCTTGAATCAATTGCTAGAAATGCAATATGGTTAGCTAAAAAGAAATATATTCAGAATATACATTGGACTGATCCTGGCGTTACATTTGAAGATTTAACTAAAGTTAAAGTAAAAGGTTTTGATAGTATACAATCATCTACACCTTTATTTGCTAGAAAGAAATTAACTGAAGCATTAAAGATGATTTTTTCTAAAGATAATTTACAAATGTCAGAGATGGTTAAATTCTTAGGTGAAGTTAAGAAAGAATTTAAATTAGCACCAATAGAAGATATTTGTTTTAATGTAAGAATAAATGGTTACGAAAAATACATTGTAGATGACCAGAAAACATTTGAAATTGCACTCAAATGCCCTGTTACATGTAGGTCATCTGGATTCCATAATTACTTATTAAATAATTCTAAAGTTAGAAATAAGTATCAATTAATATCAAATGGAGAAAAGATTAAATTATATCAAACATTACATCATACATCAAATGTATTTGCATTTATAGCAGGAGCATTTCCATATGAATTTGCCCCGCAGTTTGATTATGAAGCACAATTCGAAAAATGTATGATTGACCCTCTTAATAGAGTATTTGAAGCGATTGGCATGCAAACTTTAAATAGAAATCTAATATATGCTAACTCATTATTCTAAAAAATAAAAAATAAAATGGCAAGAAAAGTAAAAACAAAAGAAGCAAAAACAAAAGCAACAAACGAGTTTTCATTTGCTGACTTAAATAAAGAATTAAAAAAGATAGCACCACTAGGTTCTACGTTAGATGTTAATGAGTTCTCAGAGATTTCAGAATATATTAGCACTGGTAATTTAATGCTTAATGCTTGTATGACAGGTTCATTAAGAAAAGGATATCCGAATAATAGAGCTATATCTTTAAATGGACCATCAGGTGTAGGTAAAACATTTTTAATGTTGAATGCAGCCAGGAATTTCCAAGCAAAAGGATATTATATTGCTTGGTATGATTCTGAGAATGCAGTAGATAGGGAATTAATGGAAAGTTTTGGAGTTGATCCTTCTAAGGTATGGTATGAACCGTCTCCAAGTGTAGAAGCGTTTAGAACTTCTGCAACTAATTTAGCACAAAAACTTATTGATGCTAAGAGAGCTGGTAAACAAATACCTAAAATAGCAGTATTTTTAGATTCAGCTGGTGGATTAGCATCAGAGAAGGAAATTAGAGATGCAGCAGATGGTTCTAATAAAGCGGATATGACAAGAGCAAAGATGTTTAAGTCTATATTCCGTATCTTAATGGCTAAGTTTGCAGAAATTAAAGCACCATTTATATTTTCTAATCATACATATCAAACACAGGAAATGTTTTCACAAATGAAAGCAGGAGGCGGAACTGGTCCAGAATATTCAGCATCTATCATTTTGTTTATAACTAAAGCAAAGTTAAATGAGAAAATTAAAGATGATAAGGGTAAGAAGGCTAATAAGCAACTAGGATTAATATTAACAGTTAAACCTAATAAGAATAGATTTGCTAAACCAAATGCCGTTAAAATACATTTACGTTTTGATAAAGGTATGAATGAGTTTATTGGATTAGAAGGTTATCTTAACTGGGATGAATATGGCATCGGTAAAGGTCAAATAATACCAGCATCTGAGTATAAGAAAGTAAAAGGCGATAAGAAAGATAAAGCTGTTGAGTATGCAGATGAGTCTACAGGTGAAGTATTTTATTATATTCCTGATGAAAAAGGAAGTAATATTGCAGTAAAGCATTTAAATTCAACAATCACTGCAAAGGATTTCTATACATCTGAAGTATTTACAGATGAGATTATCGATAAAATTGACGAAGTTGTAAAGCGTGACTTTAGTTATGGAATAGATGAAGAAGACTTCCCTTCTGATGAATTATTTGAAGGTGATATCGAAGACGAAGACGAAGGTGAAGATGAAGACAACTAATAAAAACTATCATGGCATTTACAACTGATAAAATAAAAATTAAATATATACTCGGTACATATAAAGACTCACCTGCATTTCCAACAGGTGAGGATATTTTATATACTATGATTAAGAGGTCATCTGACAGGGGCGAAGACTTATCAGATATAACTTTTACAACTACTAGATTATTTAAAAAACTAGGCGAGTGTAATGAAAAAAATGTTGAGTCTAGTCTTTTAGAATTAGTTAATTCTGGCCATGTTGAAATAATAAGAGAATCTAAGGATAGTCAAACATATAAAATACTTAACAACCCATATCTATAAAAAATGGAATTTAATCAAAATTACGAAAAGGTATTCTTTAATTATAGTTTAGTAAATCCAAAATACTTAACTATAACTAGAGAAGGGTTTTATTCTAATAGAGAACTTGATGCACTTGCTTATCTAGCAAAAAAGTTTTACGACAAATTCAGAGAGACTCCTAGTAAAGAGCAAATGAAGTTGCTTGTACAAAACTCAAATAAGTCTAAAGATATAGTTACTGACAGTCTAGTCGATTTAATATATGAATCTAATATAGCAGACTATGATATGGAGTGGTTACAAAGAACTGCTGAATCTTGGATTAAATGGAGAGCATTTGATAATAGTTTATTAGATGGTATTGAATTTATTAAATCTAGTAAAGTTAATACTGATAATGTTGATTCTATAATTAATAAATTTAAAGAATTAATTACAGATAGGAATAGAATTAATTTCGATAAAGATTTAGGTTTAGATTTCTTTAATCCTGAACATCACTTTCAAAATCCAGAAGATAAAATTGCATCAGGTAAGAATTTCGTAGATGCAGTAACAAGTGGAGGATACGATAAATGTTCTTTAGTTGTATACGCAGGAGAACAAAATATTGGTAAATCTATCTGGTTAGCAAATGATGCTAGTAATTTTGTTAGAATGGGATGTAATACTGCATTCGTAACAGCAGAGATGAAGGCATCTAAAGTAATTAAAAGAATAGGTGCAAACTTATTAGATATTACAATGTCTGAATACGATGCACACTCCGCAGACAAGAATTTTATATCTAGAAAGTTACAAAATGTTGGAACTGGATTAATGCCTCCTGGTAAACTATTCATTAAAAAATTCCCAACAAGTCAAGCTACTGTATTAGATATTGAAAATTATTTAATTGATGTAGAAGAAACTGCAGGTATTAAATTAAATGCTATAGTAATCGACTACATTAATATTCTTTCTAACTATCGTAATCCGAATGGAGATAATACTTACATGAAGATTAAACAGATTGCTGAAGATTTACGTGGTATGGCAGATAGAAATAATTGGTTAATAATTACTGCTACTCAAATTAAGAGAAGTGGATATGACTCAAGTGATATATCAATGGATGATATTGCAGAATCTGCTGGTCTATCACATACTGCAGACATGATTTATGGTATTATACAAGATGCTATTATGCACAGTAATTATGAATACTGGTTAAAAATATTAAAAATACGTGACGGTGAAGGAAAAAACACTAAATGTAAATTTGATGTCAATTACGATTATATGAGATTAACAGAAACTGATGAAATTAAAGGTAGTACAAGAGCTACATAACATTATAAATAAAAATTATGAGAACAAAAACCGATAAAATATTTGATAATACATTTGACGAAGCTGAAAGCGACGGCCGCAGTATTAAGTTTAAAATAGAAACTGATGATGACGGTGATGCAGAAGGCAGAATGTACTCTGAAATCTTAATAAAGACAATTGACGATTTAATTAGAGCTTCAGACTTTAGTAAATTAAACAATATTGGAAAAGATGGTAAAATACCAAAACTTAGTAAAACACAAATGAGTTTAGTTTATACTCTCATTATTAATAATGTTAACGACCATAGTAAAATTGATATCTTCGCAGCAACTACTGATTACTTTGATATTCAGCCTGCTAAATTTTATAACTCATTAAGTAATACACATAAAGAGGAATTAATATTAGAATTAGATAAGAAGATGAATATACTTGAGAAAAAGAAAATAAGAAAGTTATTTTAATTTTAAATTATGTCAACATACCCAAAAGTAAAACGAGCTTGGATTGTAGGAGATGTACATCTTGGTATTAGAGCTGCGAGTATGGATTGGTTCGAAATAAGTAAAAAATATTTTGAAGAATATCTTATACCTTTAATAGAAGAAAATTACCAAGAAGGTGATATCATAATACAGCTAGGTGATTTATTTGAAAATAGACAAACATTAAATTTAAAGTTTAATAGTTATGCTATAGAAATACTAGAAAGATTAGGTAAAAAATTACCGGTTTTTATCATTTGTGGTAATCATGATATTTACTATAAAAAGAGTAATGATATTACTTCACTTGATAGCATAAAATATATTCCAAATATATTTCTATTTAAAGAGCCTGAAATTATACAGTTTGGTAAAACAGATTGTTTAATGATGCCATGGCGTGCTGACTATAAAGAAGAAGGTGCCACACTTGATAAATTCCCAAAGGCAGAATTTGTTTTTTGCCATTCTGAAATGCAAGGTGTCATGTTGAATAAGAAAGTTCAACAGCATGAAGGAACTAAGGTTAGTAAATTTAAAAATTATAAAAGAGTTTATTCCGGTCATATACATTATTCTCAAACTATTAAGAATGTTGTAATGGTAGGTAATGCCTATCAGATGACACGTTCTGACCATAATAATTCTAAAGGTACTTTTCTTTTAGACTTCGAGTCAGGTGAGCATACGTTCTATGAAAATAAGGTTACACCCGAGTTCGTTAAATTAAATGTTATGCATTTATTAGAAATGACTATGGAAGAGTTTAAGAGTAAAATCAAAAATAATTTTGTAGACTTATACATACCATCTGATATAATGATTAAGTATAATATGTCACATCTTATTAACTTAGTACAAGACGTTGCAAGAAAGATAGAACCTAATATCTATGATGAAAAGACATTTATAGATATCGATACAGTAACTGATGAAATACAAAATGGTTACAAGAACTTTGATGTATTAACATTATGTAATAAGTGGGTAGAAAATACTCCACATGATGCTGACATCAAATTAAAAATGAAAGAAAGATTAAAACAGTTATATGTTATTTCGACATCACATTATAACCCAGATTTATAAGATATGCAAATAATTTCAATCGAATTTAGAAATTTCGCTAGTTACGGTAATAGTTTACAAAGACTAGACTTTGACGAAAAGCGTAGCCACTTATACTTAGTTTTAGGTGGAAATGGTTTTGGTAAATCAACAATTGCTAATGTAATAATATTTGGCTTATATGGTCAGGTTGAAAATGTTAATCTACCGGATTTACCTAATCGTATTAATAAAAACCTTTGGGTTAGAATTAAATTAAGATGCGGAGATAGGGATGTAGTTATTGAAAGAGGTATAGCACCTAAGTTATTCAAAGCAGAAGTTAATGGTGTAGCATTAGACCAAGCAGGTAAGACAAACGTCCAAGAATATCTTGAGACTGAAGTATTTGAAATGCCATATAATGTATTTAAGAATGTAATTATTTTATCAATAAATGACTTTAAGTCATTCTTGACAATGACCCCTAAAGATAAGCGTTCTATCATTGATAAGCTATTTGGGTTTTCTGTTATTAATGATATGCTAGAAACTGTCAGGGACGAAAGAAAAGTTCTTAAAGAAGATTTAACTAAACTACAAGGTGAATTAGATACAATAAAAAGTTCTATCGATGTTACTACAACTAAGTTAGAAGAATTAGAAGCATCATCTAATGTTGAGAATAAAAAGAAAATTAAAGATTTAAAAGAGTCATTAATTAAATTAAATGACGATCATGTTAAATTAGGTTCAGCTAAAGATAAATTAATAGTTGAGTTTGATAATAATGAAACACAGATTAATAAGTTAACTGGTAAATATAATAATAAAAATATCTCATTAGTAAATGCCAAGAAAAAACTTAAACTTTATGAATTAGATACATGCCCTGAATGTTGCAAAAAATTAGATACTGATTTTGATAAAGCTAGAAAAACTGAATATGAGGATGTAGTGAAGAACGTTCCTATAGAATTAGAAACTATTAATACTCAGATAGGTGATATTAGGAAAAATGCTAATAGTAATAGAGAAAAACAAAACGCTATTATTGGTAGAATATCATCACTATCAACTATGATGCAAAGTATTAAAACAGAACTGCTTAAAATATCTAACGCTATAAAAACAGGTGATGGTGAGTTCGTACATCTTAAGAGTCTAATAAAAGATTTTAAAAATAAAGAAACTATTAGCGGTAATAGCCATTCTGATATGATGGGTAACGAACACTTCTTATTATTACTAGAAGAAATGTTAGGAGATGATGGCGTTAAGAATATGGCAGTAAAGACAATTTTACCAGGACTTAATGCTACTATTGCACAGATGGTTTCTGAAATGCACTTAAGCTTCCATATACGATTTGATGATAAATTTAATTGTATTGTAAATCACTTAGGTGAAGATATTAATCCTGGTACATTAAGTACAGGTGAAAGAAAGAAAGCTGATTTTATTGTAGTAATAGCTTTAATAAAATTACTTAAGCTTAGATTTCCTCAATTAAATATACTTTTCTTAGATGAGATATTCTCATCTGTAGACCACGATGGAGTATACAGTATACTTAAAATTCTTGCTGATGTTATTAAGGAGCATAATCTAAATACGTTTGTAATTAACCATACAGTATTACCTCAGGAAATATTCGACAAGAAGATAGAAATATATAAAGATAACGGTTTTAGTAAATTTACTATTGACAATATTAAATAATGATATATAAATACTAGCATACGAATTAAAATAAAAAAGTAACGTGGCATCATATAATTTAAAGTTTAATAAAGACGATTCAGTTATCAGGCACGTATTGATAGGTTTAGTTGCCGACTTAAATAAAAAGATTACATATTTTAATACTATCAATCAAGAAAGAATACCTATTGATATTCCATTCTACTTATCACTTACTGGTGATGAATCTTATCTATACGATTATTTCTTATTCGATGATTCTATGGATCCTGAAAGACGTAAAGCTATAGGTAATTATGAAGTTATGCCTAGAGGTATAACTTCATTAGATAGTATGACAATCGATTCAGGCGCATTAGTTAATAAATATGTAAGAGGTACATATCAGAAACTTGAAAATGATGGTACTATGAAATCATATAATGCTCAGTTTCAAATGATACCAGTTACAATGTCTTTAAATACAAAAATTAAAGTTGATACACAACTTGAAGTTTTTAAAGTTACTGAAAGATTAATTAAACGCCTTTATAAAAATAATCCATATCAAGTAGATGTTGGTACATTAGAAGAGGGTACATATAGAGTAGCATGTACATATAAAATGCCAGAAGACTATGAAATGAAAAGACCTATAGAATTTGGATTTGATGATAAGAAAGAAAGGTCTATTATATTCACAATAGAATTAAAATGTAGAATACCAGTATTTGAATTTGAAACTGAATTATTTAGCGGTAATAGAATGTTTAATTTTAATACTACTGTGCAAACCTCAAATGATATTAATAACCCAGACATTGGAGGAGATGATTCCATGCTAGGGAAGACCAATAAATAGAGATATATAAAAAAAATACAATATTAAAAATGTCTGATACTTTAGCACCCGGGAAGATAATTCTTCTAGAGGATATACAAAAAGATATCACTAAGCTTATCCAAGAAGATAAACTTATTGACGAGCAAAAGAATTTGTATGAACAGCTTGTTTTAAATTATTCTGATCCAAGTCAAGAATGGGGCAGAAACAACTTAAGAGACTTAATCGTGTTATTTCATGAATCAGGTCAATCTGCTGATCAAATATACAATATTCTTTATACTATGGGCGTTGAAAAACAAACTGCCTATGATGGAATACAAGCATACTTACCTAAAAAAAATATAGATACAAAAATGAGTACTATCGCAGTCGTGAGCGTAAAAGAGAATATTAATATCTCTGGTAAAATACAATCACTTATAGAAAAAATGAATGCCTATAATTCAGGCGATACTTTAAATTACACTGTAAAAAATGTAATAAGTATATGTGAGTCATTCTTACAGAATGATTTAAGTGGATTATCTGCGTACGACCATAGTAAAATTGCTAGAGGTATAGTACGTGAATTAAATCAATATAGCCACATTAAGCCAGTAGCTGAATCAATTAAAGACATCGAAGATGTTTTAGCTGAAAACATCATGAGCTTAGAATTAGACGGTTTATATGGTAAATTAGCTAATCAAAATAAAGATACTTATACTACAGTAATAGGTAAACTTGATGAGCTTAAAGGTTTAAATGAATCAGAAGTTCGCGAAAAAGCTAAAGATTCTTTAAAAGACTTTAATTATATCCCAGACGTAAGATTATTCTTAGAGAACGTTGATTTATCAAATGATTCACATGATGCTACTAAGGTATCACCAGTTGATGCTTTTAATCTTAAGAGCAGACTAAGAGACTTACATGAGAGTATTAATAAGTATGAGGCTCCTAATTCAACCTACACTGTTAATACTGTAAAGGCAATATGTGAAAAATATATTAACCAATTATATAAAGGCAATATATCAGTAACTGAATCATACGTAGCATATAATGTAGCTAGAGAACTAGAATCATTTATGTGGTTAGATATGGTTAAGGAATCGATTATTAGTATGGTAAAATATATTAATGAGAATATAATGAGCTTCGAAGTAAATGAAGCTTTACGTAAACTTAGAAATCAGACAGGTAATAGTTTTTATGCTACTGCTGTAACTAGCTTAGAGCAAATTAGAAACTTAAGTGAATCAGAAGTGCGTAATAAAATTAAATATGAATTAAATACTTTTACTTGGATTCCAGAAATTAAGTATTTAATTGAATCAGTAAACAATTTAGATAATAACTTAACGAGCAATTCAGATGCAATTGTTGAGAAAGTTTATTCACCTATGATGGAAATCGATGGTAATAATGCTTTTTATTTATATGGTAAAGTATATTCAATAAAAGAAAATCAATTAATTGAATTAGACCCAAATACAGTAACTGCATTATATTTAACATTAATAGCTGTAACTGAGAACTTTAAGTTTAATGCAAACACAATGACTTACTTTAAAGGTAATAACTCAATTAATATTACTTTATCAGAAGCAGGTACATCATTTAAATTTAATGATAAGGATGTTGAAGTTAAAGAATCTAACGATATCAGAAATTTCTTATTAAGTAATGGCAGTTTTGGAGTAAATGATGGTGAAGAACTTGATATGGTAGTTAAAGCTTTCGAAAACGTTGATTCATTCATTGAATTAGATTTTGTACAAAGCATACATTCTAGAATGCATAAAGGTATAATAGTAAATGTAATTAAAGTAAATGAAGACGTATATGTTAACAGAGTTAACCCATATATGAATACTAATGAAACTATTAAAGCAAGTACAGCAACAGACGCAATTGGTTTAGTTAAAGAATACGTAAACTACGATATTAAAACAACTATAATTGATTTATTAGAAGATGAAGCAAAGAAGCTTGCTGTATTAGAAATGAAGAAAGATTCTTTATTCGATAAGATTGCTTTCTTAAAAGAACAACGTTCAGTTTTAGCAAATCAAGATAAAACTATTACTTATATAGCTGAAGCTGATAATTTATTAGCATCAGAAATCGAAAAGTTTGAAAAAGAACTTAACGAATTAGTAAAATAATAAATACTTAAATACCTAAATGCGAGCACTGCTCGCATTCGGGGGCAATAGATACTTAATTAGTTCATTATAAACTAGTTGTCAAAAACAAATAGGTATATTTCGATATAACTTTAAATTAAATACTACTATGGCTAAAAGAAAAAAGCAATATTTAAACAACGCTGATCTATTACAACAGATTAAATTATCTAAAAGTCAGGGAGAACTGACTAAGGAAGCTGAAAAGATGTTAGTATTATTGGCAACAAATGCAATTAAAAAACTGCCCTATGTTCATTCAGCTGACCGAGACGATTGCTTACAGTTTGCTATATATGATTTACTTAAATACTGGAAAGGATTTAATGCTGATAAGTATACAAATGCATTCGCTTACTATACTGAAATATGTAAAAAAGGATATGCTAAGGGATGGAATAAACTATATCCTAAAAAATACGCAAATACTATTAGAATGACAGGTTCGCATGATAATGAAGATTCTGATGGTTTATACTCACTTGGTTACTAATGTCAATAAAGAATGTAAGACCTGACAAAGCTTATAGAGGCGGTATATACCATCCTATAAATCCAGATAAATATGTTGGTGTAAGTCCAATAATTTGTCGAAGTTCATGGGAAAGAAAATACTGTCAGTATTGTGATTTAAAAGATGAAGTTGTTAAATGGTCATCTGAACCGTTTGAAATTAAATATTTTAATCCACTTACTAAAAAAGAACATAAATACTATCCTGATTTTTATATTAAAGTTGTAACATCATCTGGTAATTTTAAAGAGTATATAGTTGAAATTAAACCATCTAGTTATCTTAGAAAACCAGAATTACCAAAAAAGAATACTGGAAAAGCACTTAGTAATTACAAATATCTTTACGAATCATTTATTAAAAACTTCGTTAAGGCTAAAGCAGGTAAGGTTTATGCAGCTGATAGAAATATGGAATATATAATACTAACAGAAAAAAGTCTTAAATAGTGGGTAAGTTATCAAGTGAAATAAAAGCATTAATAACAGAATCTAGAGGACTTGATATAGCAAAAAAGGAATCTAATAGATGGTATGAAAAGGCTGCAACAAGTAGTGGAGACTCAAGTGTTGAAAGTAGTTCTGCACCATTTAGGCCTGGTAAGATTTATATTTTTAGGTATGAAAATCCTAAAACAAAAGCAACATTAAAATGGTGGGACAGAAATCCAGTAGTTTTAAGTTTAGGTCAGCATGATGGTAAAGACATTGGTATAAATTTAAACTTAATACCATATGCACGTAAGTTACAATTATTAGATAAGATATATGAACAATATCTTCCAATGATTGAATCAATGATTGAAAGAGGAGAAGGGGATGCAAGTAGTGAAAGTGGTATACCTGCATTAAGATATGAAATGATTAAACCATTTTTAGATAAAACTGGATTTGGCGCAGCAGTAAGAATGTATATTACAGGCTTAAGGAAAAACACAAATGTTGTATCATATTCTAAATGGAATAAAGTAGCATTAATAGATCTTAATGATATATCAGGCGCAACAATAAACCAAGCGTATGCAAAAATTGGTAAATATATAAAAAAGAAGAACAAATAATTAATATATGGCAGGTTTTCTAGATAGATTTGGACCTCTGACACGAAGAATGTCAGTCTCTAAATCATTACAAGATTTAAGTAGCTTCGGAATGAAGTACGATGATATGATAATCCGTAACTCACAGTCTATCGGTATCATGGAAGATAAGATTGGTTTCGGTCAGATGAATCCTATGGGATATGATAATGAAGATTATTGGTACCCATTTGCTGCATTATCAATGGCTGATACGACTCTTAGAAAGAGTATTAGTTTCTTTGACCAGGATTATGTTAAGAAAAGAGATGAGTTAAGAAACTTTGCATTGCAGGATGAAGTAGAAGAAATTCTAGATACATTATGTGATGAATCTGTAGTATATGATACAAAAAACTTTTTCTGTCAGCCTGATATCATGTTAATGACTAATGTTAAGGACGATGTTAAGAAAGAATTATCTAAATCATTTAATCATATTTATAATTATTTTGGATTTAATCAAGATACATCTGCATGGTTTTATTATCGTAAATGGTTAATTGATGGTTACTTATCATTTGAAATTATTTATAATGACAGACAGGACGAGATTATTGGATTTAAAGAAATAGACCCTGTAACATTAGTTCCAGGTATTGATAGAACTACTAATAAGAAAATATGGTATCAGTATAAAGATAATCCAGCTAAAGAAAGAAAGATATTTGATTCTCAGATTATTTATATTTCTTATGGTTCTACAAGTACAGCTTCTAGAATTTCTTATGTTGAAAGACTTGTAAGAGCATTCAACTTAATGAGAATAATGGAAACAACTAGAGTTATCTGGGCTGTAATGAACTCATCATATAGATTAAAGTTTATTATACCAGTAGGTGGTAAATCTAAAACAAGAGCTAAACAATCATTAGCACAATTAATGAATAACTATCGTGAGGTAGTTGACTTTGATTATCATTCGGGTACTCTTAAAGTTGATGGTAAACCTATGATGGCTTTCAATAAAGAATATTGGCTACCTTCTAAAGAAGGTGAAACACCAGAGATTGAAACATTAGGTGCTGATGGTCCAGATTTTAATGATACAGATACTTTAAAATATTTTGCTGATAAACTTAAAATGGCTTCTAAGATTCCTTTTAGTAGGTTTGATAAAGATAGTCCAGCAACATACGAAATGTCAGCAGAAGGATTAATCAGAGAGGAAATTAAATTTGAAAAATTCGTCAACCGTTTACGTTCAACATTCCAAGAAATATTAGTTAAGCCATTATACATTCAAATGTGCTTAAAATTTCCACACCTTAAAAATGACGTAAATTTTAAAACTCAAATATCGTTAGTATTCAATAGTGATAATATGTTTGCTGAATTAAAGGAAATGGAAATTTTCCAGAAGCGAATTGATTTTATATCACAATTAAAAGATACATTAACTACACAGGATGCTGAAATGAATGATAAGCCATACTTCGATATGGATTTCTTAGTAGAAAGATATGGAAGGTTTGATCCAGCTGATTTAGAGAAGAATAAAGAGATGATTAAGCAAAAAGAAGATGCTAAAAAGAAGTCAGGTGGAGAATCTGAAGGTGAAAGTGCCGGCGGTGTAGACCTTGGTTTCTAAGATTTTCCCTGGAATCACAAATATATAAAAAAAATATAGAGATATAAATGTCAGATAATGGAAGACTTTTAACCGAAAATGGACTTAGTCAACTTGATAACTTAAAGAAATCAGCTAAGTCACTTCTTATTCTTGAACGTTCTACTAACACTTTAGTTTGCGAAAAAGAAGCAGATGGTAGTTATGTATTAGAGGGTATTTTTGGTGAAATCGGAGTTCGTAATAAGAACAACCGTATTTATGATGCTGAAGAATATGTTCCTCAGATTGAATCATTACAAGAAAAGATTAAGACTGGTAAATTATTAGGTGAATTAGATCATCCACAAAATTTTGATATCTCTCTTAAAAGCGTATCACACGTTATAGAAGATTTACAATACGATTCAGAAACAAAACAAGTAAGAGGTAGATTACGTCTATTAAATACTTCTGCAGGCAGAGAAGCTAAAGCTTTAATTGATGATGGTATTCCATTACATATTTCTAGCCGTGCTGCTGGTATGGTAGAATCTAATGGACATGTTAAAATTAAGAAGCTATTTACATATGATTTAGTTGCTGATCCTGGATTTGAAAATGCTCAATTAAATAGAGTAAATGAATCATTTGGATTTGCTGACGATGATAATGTTCAAATTTTTGAACTAGATAATCCTACATCTTTCGATAAATATTCTAATATAAAAGAAAATAATGATTCTCCTAATATGGAAGGCGCAGTAAAAATAGAAGACTTTAATGCTTATTCAAAGCATTTGACTGAGCAGATTAGTTCACTTAAAAATGAATTGGCAGCATTAAAAGAAGCTAACACTACTGGTGGTAGTGATAATTCTAGCCAAATTGCATATATGAATAAGATGTCTGAAAAGATGAACGAAATGTTCTCATACTTAAAATATACATCTGAGACATTAGATAATGTTATATCACATAATGATAGTATAGCAGAATCAATGCAACAATTACAAGGTTACGTACAACACGTAGCTGAAAAGGCGGATTATGGTATTCAGTATGCTGAAGACTTAGGTAAGAAATCAAATGGTATTGTAGAATATAATAAATATTTAGCAGAACATGTTGATAACTTAGCACAATTCGGTGATTCACTTGCAGAAGGTTTAGATGATATTGCTTCTTATACAGAATATTTAAAAGAGAATATCGAAACAGTTGGTCAGTATGGTGATTATACAGCTGAGAATGTTAAGATGATTAAAATGAAACTTGCAGCAGTTAATGAAGAAGATACTGCTAAAGAAATAGAAAAGAAAATCGTTAAAATGGGAGAGCCTGAGCAATTAGATGCTAAGAAAGGCGAAGAAGTTGTTGGCGAAGAAGAAAAAGTTAAACCTGTTAAAGAAGAGGTTACTAACGAAACTAAGAAAGATGAAGTTGCTGAAATTACAAATGAAAGTACTTCATATAAAAATAATATCCTTGAAAAGTTAAATTTACTTGTGGAATCTGCTAAGAAGCAAACAGTAGATTATGATGGTGATTTACACTTCTTAAGATTAGTAGACGAGTCTAAAAGAAATGAGTACAAGTCTTTAAATGAAAATCAACAATTTGAGTTGATTAGCAAATTTAAAGATAAGAACTATACATCTTCTAGAGAAGTTGAAGTAATCTGGGAAAATGTAATGCATCCTCAACCTAAGACAATTAATTTTGTAGAGAATATGCCTAGTGAATATCGTGTATCTTGGGACGCATCATCTCAATCTACTAAAAACCGTATCATATCTGAAGCTCAATATCACAATCTTGGCTCTCAGTATTTAATTGATACATTTTGGTCGACCAGAGATTTTCGTAATACTCAAGTACAACTTGAAAAAGTTAACGAATCAGAAACAACTAAATTTGAAACAACCACTAATGGTTACGGAGTTAGTTCAGAGTATCTAGCAAGCTTTAAAGCTGATTTAGAGAAAAGATTCAGTAAATAATATCAAGTTAATCGATAAATAATAAAATAAAGAAAAATAATACATTTAATATGTACAGACCACAACCAATAAATGAATCAGAAGTAAGAGCTACTTGGGCTCCTATTATCGAGTCTGCAACTGGTATTAAAGACACTTCTAAATTACAATGGATGTCTAAATATTGCCACTTTCATAAAGTAGCAGAAGATGCAGGAATGGTAGATTTCGGATTATTAAAAGAATCTATCTATAATCAAGTGCACTTAAATCCAGGTATGAATGTACCAGGAATGGGACCAGTTAAATTCCCTGGTAACCCTGGCACAACAACACAATTTCACTCACAAGCTTACGGTTCAGGCGACAAGCCTTTCAGTTTACTTCCATTATCTATGCAAGTTGCTGCACAGACAGTAGGTCTTGATTTAGTTCCAGTTGTACCTTTAGGAGGTCCATTCGGTATGTTAACATACTTAGACTTCCCTTATGCAGGTGGTAACTTAGCAACTCCTTCAGCTGTAGTAAACGGTTTAGGTGGAGCTGATGGACGTGTTGCTCCGTTAATGATTAAGTCTAACGTTACTTATGTAACAGGTTTCGTACCTGAAGCTAATGACGTATTCTATATCACTAACAATACAAACAACTATTTCAAAGCGACTTATGTTGCTAAATCACGTATCGATGGTTATTCAATTTTCAAGATTGAAGCTAATGCCGGTACAACTACTAACATTGCAGGTCCTTATACTGCTGGTTACGATAATGGCTTTACTTTAGCGGACGTAATGTTCACAGGTTCAGCATTCGTATTATCAACAGATAACACTACTGGTAACGCAGTATCTGAGGTATTAGCTAGCTCAGCTGAATTAGTAAAAGCTTTAGAAGATCACGTAACTGCATTCTCTGGTAGAGGATTCAAAGCAGGAGATGTTTCTTCAAATGAGCCTTACTTACGTGAAGAAGGTGAATCTACACCAGATAACCTTATCGGTCTTAAATTGTTCAACAGATCAATTAAAGCTGGTACTTTACAAGTAGCTGCAGCGGTAACTCGTGAGCAAATCCAAGATTTAAAACAATTCGGTATCGATGCTGTTGCTCAAGTAGAAGCAGTACTTATCAATGAATTAACTCAAGGTATTAACAAGCATATCTTAGAAAGAGTATTCAGATTAGGTAACACTAACGCGAAACAAGTTTATGATATTGACGGAACAAACTTAAGTTTATATGTATCTGCTTCTGGTAGTACAACTATTACTTTAGGTTTACCAATGGATTCTGATAATCCAGTTAATAACGTATCTTTCGTTACTCAAGCGACTACACCTACTTCAGGTGATAACGGTGGTACATTACAAAGAAGAATCTTATCTAGAATCTTAGCTGCATCAAACTTAATCGCGATCCGTGGTCGTAGAGGTGCTGCAAACTTTGCAGTAACTAACGGTCAAGTTGCAACAGCAATTCAAGATATCGCTGGTTTCGTACCATATCCATTAGCGAACACTGTTAACCAAACAGCTGGTTCTCTTTATCCAATCGGTTCTGTAGCAGGTGTAAACATTTATGTTGACCCTAACATGAGCTGGACAGATACAAGAATTGCTATCGGACGTAAAGGTGACGGTAACTCTCCAGGATTAATTTTCATGCCTTACTTAATGGCTGAAGCAGTACAAACAATTGCAGAAGGAACAATGGCTCCTAAAGTAGCGGTTAAATCTCGTTACGCATTAGTAGAAGCAGGTTTCCACCCTCAAACAATGTACTACACTTTAGGTGTTCAGTTCAACGGTTATTCAATGATTTAATCATTAAACCAATAATAAAACTAAAAGCCCTGTATTCTTACAGGGCTTTTTTTATTTAATGTGACTGTAGTGAGTTACGTTAAATCTGACGATATATAAAAAAACAAAAATACTTTATAAATATGGCATTTGAAATTAAAGTAATTGATACCTTTATAACAGAATGTAAGGAATCAGGAAAAGAAATTACTTATGATAACTTCGCACCTATTAACGAAAGTTTAAATAGCGATGTGCAAGTTCCAATAGAAATATTTGAAGCATATCTTAAATATTCAGATATCAGCGGTACTGAAATGGTTACATTAATGGAATTTGAAAAGATTAAAACCTTTTCTGAATTTGTGGATGATAAGAAAGCTAATGGCGATGACGCTGAAATCTCTAACGATGATGCTGCTGAAGAACCTGCTG